CCTGCTGCTCACCGAAGCCGAGCTGTTTGAGGCGGGCGAGGCGGCGGCTGATGCTGCGCGCTGAGCAGCCGAGCAGCTGCGCGCATTCGCGGCCACTCAAACCGAGGTGGCGGTAGCGCAGCAGTTTCAGGGCGTCGCCGTGCGTCTTGCAGTATTCGTCCTGCAGTTCATCCACCAGCCAGTACAGGCGGCTGTTCTCCGCGCGCAGGGCAGCGAGTTCGGCGGTGTTATCCTCGCCATTGTGCTGTTCGAGTTCCTGCCAGCGTTTGACGATGGCGGCGGTAAAACGGGGGCAGAGTTGCGCGGCGACGGTGATGCTGTCCAGCTTGCCTTGTTCGCCGCTGAAAAAGTAGGCTTGAGTAGTGTAATTACGTGAATTTCCTTTATTTTCTTGCACGTCCACCATTGGTGGACATGCAATAATTTCTTGCTCAACGAGGCGTTCGATGGTGCGTTTGACGCTGTCGTGGCGGGATTGCACCAGTTCGGCGATTTGCAGGCTGTTCATGCTCTGCGCGTCGTGGAGAAGATGTGTCATGGCTGACTCCTTACTTAGTTTTTGAGGTTGGCCCATGCCGGGCGGCAGTGGGTGCCGGGAGGCTCAAAAGCCGAAGTAAGACGGCCGGAATGATTCCCCTCGCGGGTGTTGTATTCTTCGCCCTCCCGACAAAACGGAATTATCCCCGATAACCGGGCATAAAAAAACCACAATGTCGGATGCGGGAAGCCGCTTACTTGGAGGTTTTGAGTCCTCGCCGCATAATCTAGCGCGATTGCGGGGGTGGCGCAAGATTTATGCACAAATAAATAACGCAAAGGGTGGCGCTGCGGCTGTTCGGAAAGTGTGCGGCTGTGGGCAGTGCAACAGCATTTTAAGGCATAAAAAAGCCGCTTTACGCGGCGGTTAAGGGTGGTTTGAACCGGCAGACGGATACCCGTTCCGCCGGTTTATTCTGCAAAGAGGGTCGGTTGCGGCAATGGCGCGGTTTCTTTCAGGATGTCATAGGCGCGGCGTTCGCTGAAGCCGTATTTGGGTGCGAGCAGTTGCACCGCCATTTTCTGGCTGTTGCCGGCGGCGACTGCGCCCTGTACCTCGGCGCGGAATCTGGCGTTGCGCAGGGCGCGCAGGGCGGCATCGCAACGCGGGATGTAGAGTTGGGCGCCGCCGTAAATCTCCAGCAGGGCGCTGATTTGGTCCGCGCCGAGGATTTCTTGCAGGATACGCAGGCGGCGGCTGTCGCGGCTGCCGCGCGGCATGTCAAAGCTGGTGCCGCCGAGGTGTTCGACGAGACGGGTGGTGGCATCCAGGCCGATCAGGTCAATGATGTCGCGGATGGTGTCGTTGAGCAGGCCGCGCACTTGTCCAATGTCAGTGGTCATGCCCCGCCCCCCGCCGTTGATAGACGGTCAGTGCCTGCATCAGTTTGTACAGCTCCGGCGGGCGCAGCCACTCGACGCACTCGCGTCCAAACATCTTTTTGGCGATGCCGTGCGCGTAAGCCCACGGCAGTTGCTTGTCGGCGAGGATGGCGCCGATTTTGTCGAGGATGACGCGGTTTTCCGGCGCGACACGCGGGCGGGCGGTGCGGCCACGCGCCGGCATAAAGCCGAGGCGGCGCAGGGCATCAACCACGCGCTTGAGCTCGGACAGGGTGCAGTCGGCGGCGCTGGTTTTGCCGACGGTCTGCGCCAGCATGGCGCGGTAGTCGTCCTCCTGCATCGCGAGGGTGCGTTTGCCGGTGTGGATGACTTTAAGCAGGTTTTTGCGGTGGGCTGCCTGGGCGGGTGTCATGGTCATGATGGGATCTCCATGTCGTGCAATATGGCTTGCAGTTTGTTGATGGCGGCGCGCAGTTCTTGCGGCACCTTGCGCTCGCCGCGCTTGATGTCCACCGCTGTTTGCAGCAGGTGGCAGGCTACGGCAGCAATAACCGCAGCAGTCGTATCGCGAGTCATGTCCGCCCCCAGCGCAGTTTGTCAACGAGCCTTGTCAGCCAGTCGGCATTGTCCTGGCGGTCTGCCGCTGTCAGCACCGGCGCGGGCAGTGCCGGTGGAGGGGGCGGCGGTGGCAGGTGGTCAAAAAACTGCGCCGGTGACGGCCAGCGGCGACAGGCGGCGCAGAGGCCGGCAAAGGCGCGGGCGATGCGCGCGGCGTCATCTTCGCGCCACGTCCGCTTGTAGCCGAGGGCGTCCAGCCACACGGTGGCAGTGGCTTGCAGGCTGTCGGCAGGCGGAGCGCCTTCGAGGCGCAGGGCATAGAGGCGCTGGATGCCGTCGATAACGGCGTTATGTACGGTTTTGGGCAGGGCTGACATGGGGTGTCCTTAGCGTTTCATACTGGCAAGAGAGGCAAGACCGCCTCTGGTTTTGCTCGGCGCGGTCTCCATGACCCGCACCGTATTGCCGCCGCTGCTTACCGCTGCTTCCGGTTGCCAGTTGGCCAGCACGGTGTAGAGGTAGCCGTGGTTTTTCAAGGGCGGCACGAGGCGGCCGCTATCGCGCGCCTCCAGCACTTGTTGCAGCGCCCACAGCCACGCTTCCGGTGGTGCGTCGCAGGTTTTGCCACCGCGCTCGATGCTCCCGGCGTCTATACCGGCTTGCAGTTCGGTGAGCAGTTTCGCGAGGCGCGGCATGGAGAGCACGGATTTCTCCGGTCTAAACAGGCCGCAGTAGCGGACGAGGAGGCGGGTCAGCTCGCCGCCGAGGTCGGCAAGCCGATCCAAAGCGGCGCGCGCGTCATCGTGGGCGATGAGGGCGTCAAGGCTGTTCACCGCACCACAGCAGGGACAACGGATATTCATTCCTGCCACCCTTTGAGCTGCGCCAGCAGCAGATAATCACTATGCGAGAGGCGCACACGGCGCCAGCCCTGGCGGATGGTGATGCTGCCGTCGGTGGCGATGTGGTAGCGCAGCGACGCGCGGCAGCGCAGGTGGTGGAGGAGTGCGTTCAGGATTTTCATGGTTGTTGCACCTTCGTATTTTTCATTTTGAGATGTAGCCGGTTATCCACGATTTCGATTGCTTCAACGTTGTGTCTGAGTGCATCCACATCATCAATTTCCAGGCCTTTTTGCCGGATGATTTTGATGATGTCATCCAGAGCATCACCAAAATCAGGATGTTCGCGGTTAATGGCCATCAGACAGCCGCCTCGTTTTGCAGGTGTTGGGTGATGGTGGCGCGGTCGTCATCGCTCAGGTAGGGCATGACGTACGCGCTTTGCAGCTCTTGCCATTCGGCAAGCGTCAGTCCCATCGCATCCACCAGCGTTGTCAGGCCTTCGCCGGCGCGGTGGCGGCCATAGCCAAGCAGTTGCGCCTCGGCCAGCTCCAGTTGTTGTTCGGCGGTCATGGTTGCGTCTCCACTTCAAACGGGGTAATCGCAAAGTCTTCTTTGCCCTTGATGACGCTGATGCCGGCGATGCCTGCCGCAATATCCGGCTCGTTGAGTAGGGCTTCTTTGTTGATTTCCTCCTTTTGCCGGATAAAGCGGTGCAGGCCGAGGGTGCGCAGGTTTTCGAGGACGGCATCATTGCCCCGGACGGCGATGGATGGCGGGCGTTGCCGCCAGCTCACCTCGCCGGTAATCAGGTTGACGGTCTTGCCGCCGCTTGCGGTGAGTTCTACACGATGCGCTTCGCACCATGCCTGTATCCCTTGTTGCAGTGCTTTGATGCGGTCGGCGCGCTCGTTCAGGGCGGGCTTGTGTGCTTCGGTGAGGGCGGCAATCTGGTCGTTGAGGTCAGCGCTGATGCGCGCGTGTTCGCGTTGCACGTCACCGAGTTCCTTGATCCAGCTTTGCGTTTCCTCGCGGCTTTGCGGGGCGTCACAGGTGGCGGCTTTGAGGCGTTTGTTGCTGGGTTTAGCCATGTTTGGTCTCCTGTTAGGGCGGGTTTAAGGGTTGGTTAAGGGCAAATCGGCCTGCGCCGCGCGGCGCTCGGCCAGATACTGTTGCAGGGCACGGTTTTCGGCGCGTAGCCAGTCGAGGTGCCGGCGGGCAAGGGCGCTAATGCTGTCGTCGGCAGTCATGTCGGCATAGCGGCTGGTTTTTGTGGTCACAAGGGCTTTGTCGTAGTCGTTGCCGTAGTAAAAGAGGCTGTAAACGCTGCTCACGCCAATGTTCATCGCCGCATGGGCACGGTCGGCAAAAGTCAGGGCAATCTCCACGGCGCCCCCTTGCCACTTCGCCGCATTACGGACGGATTCAATTCGGGGCTCATCGCCGCAAATGTCCTGCGCGATTTGCAGCGCACACGTCATGCGGTTTTGGATGTCGGCCAGCATGGCGTTGAGTTTGTCCGCGAGGGGGCGCAAGTCTTCGTGGTAGGGGATAAGCAGGTCGTAATCGCGTTCCTGTACCGCACGGCGGAAGTCTGCCCACAGTTGTTTTTCGGCGTCTGCGCGGTTCATGCGGCGGCCTCCTTGACAACGCTGGCAGCGGGGGCACCGCGTAAGGTCAGCGTAGCGACGGCGCGCTTGCCGTCGCCGCATTCCACCTGCGTCTCGATGCGGGTGCGGCCTTCCCGCGCCAGTTCCCGTCCCAGCACGGCGGCAGCTTGTGCCCACGCGGTCAGGGCTTGCAATAAGGGATCGTTTTTCATGGGTGTCCTCCGTTTAATCAATCAGCATCTCTGCCATGCGTTTAATCAGCGCCTCGTCCACGGGGCAGCCGTGGTTGTCAGCGATTTTCAGCGACCCCCGCAGCAGTTTGGCGAGGCGGCGGGCGTTGCCGCCGCTCACTTGGTAGAGCAGTTCGTTGTGCTCGCCGTTGCCCAGGGTGGCCTCGGCAATCTTGGCGATGTCCTCGGCGGGCAGCGCGTTCTTGATGTCCTGGCAAAAGCCGATGCGGCTGTACAGCTGTTTGTATTCGCCACGTGCGCCGCGCAGGTTGGCGCGCAGGCGCGGCATCCCCGCCAGCACGATGCCGATGCCGGTCAGGTCGTGGATGCGGCGCAGGATTTCCAGGGGCTTGAGGCCAAGTAGTTCCGCTTCGTCGACGATCAAGAGGCGTTCGCTGCCGCGCAATTTGTCGCAGATGGCGGTCATCATTTCGTGGTTGGTGCGCGCCGGGGTGAGGCCCAGTGCCGCCGCGATGGTCTGCAGTAACACTTTGGCGTTGTAGGTCGGCTCAACCTCGACCATGACAACGTCGGCATTTTTTTTCGCGTATTCAGTCAGCGCCATCGTTTTGCCGAGCCCGGCCTCGCCGATGATCAGGTAGATTTCGCCCAGCGAGTGCGCCAGCATCGCGGTTTCGTGCATATGCTTGGCGGTTTTGGTTGGCACAAAGCCGATGTTGACCGCCTTGGCTTTTTCTTTGCTGCGCGCAATCAGCTGCGCAACCTTGCTGTCCAAAGCGTCGGTGTCGCCTTTGTATTTGCCCTGTAAATACTGGTTGACGGTGGCACTGGACACGTCCAGCTTGCTTGCCGCCTGTTGCTGGGTCAGGCCGTGCGCGTCCATGTAAGCGCGCAGGTCGTCTCTTTTGTTGCTCATGTCGTGTTGTCCTCACATCATGCTTTTCAAAAATTGGTATTGGGTCTCTTGTTCCGTCCCGCCCCCGCCCGTGCCGAGCAGGTCGTGGAGGGTTTGCGTCTTTTCGTGTTCGAGAGTGGGCCGCGTTTCTGCGATAGCCTTGGCGCGCTCGTCATCCAGCTTGCGCAGGCGGCGTTCGGCACGTTGTCGGCGGCTCCGTTCCACCAGCGACTCTGGGAAGGCGGCGCGCTTGTTGCCGTCGAGCCTGGCGTCACACAGCCAGCGCCCATCAAGGTCGCGGATGATCGCCAGCGCCGGATCGTGCTGGTCGATCAGCGCCAGTACGGTCTCGCCGTCGCGCGCTTCCAACGCGCTGTGCCAGTACTGGTTGTTCAGCACGGTCAGCCAGCCGCGTTGTACGACGCGCCGGAAGCCGGGTCTGAACATGTCCCGCGCCTCGACCTCGGTCAGCGGGTGAAACTCGTCGTCCGTCATCTCCGCGAAGATGTGCGTCCGCATCTGTGCCGGCGTCATTCCGCCCAGTTCGCGGTGCTGGTGCTCCTCGTTGTACCAACGCACCGCAGCCTCAACGGTTTTCAGCAGGTCGTCCCATGACGGCAACTTGCCCTGCGCCCATGCCTGTTTCGGCGTGAGCTCCTGTTTGCCCTCGCGTTGCGCCTTGGCCAGCGACGCGGTAGCGGTGTGGATTTGCCGCACCGTGTCGCGGTCGGCGCCCGGACCGTGGTAGGTTGCAAACTGACGCGCGATGGTGTGCGCCAGTGTCTTCATGACTCTTTCGATAATGCCCCGCCCCTGCGGGTTGCCGGGGATGCCGGTCTCGTGGTGGATGCCGAGGCGGTCAAAGATGCCGCTGATGTCGGCGTCCAGCGTTTTGTTGGTTTGCCCGCCGCCGTTGTCCGAGTAGTACATGGCGGGGATGCCGTTCTTCGTCATCGCGTGGCGCAGGGCATCGGCGACGGCGATGCAGCTCTCGGCGTAGGACAGCGACCAGCCGACGATATAGCGGCAGGCGGTGTCCATAATCAGGGTGAGCTCCGGCACAAACGGCTGACCGTGGTCGGGGTGCTTAACCTTCATCTTTAACGAGTGCCCGTCACCAACCCACACGTCATTGTTTTTAAGGCTGGACCAGTCCCGTTTTGTGTAGGTTTTAAGAGCGCGCATCCGCGCCCCGGTAATCCGCCCCTGCTCGCGGATATAGGCGGGCATTTGGCTCATCACCGTCTCCACCACGCCGAGGCTGGGCAGCAGCGCCGCGCCATGTCTTGCCGCGTAGGCCTTTGCAAAGCTGCGGTAGGCCTCGGCGATACAGACGCCGTTGGTGTTGCGGTACACGCCTAAAAACTCCGGCAGCCATTCGCGCCGTGTCAGGGCGATGGGCGGCTGCCCCTGCTTTTGCGGGGCGAGGGCGCGCAGCCGCTCGGCACCGTTGTCGCACAGCTCCTCGTCCAGCAGCCACTGGTAGAGGACGCGTGTCCCCACGCCCGGCTTGCCCCCCTTGCGCGCGCAGGCGATGGCGCACTGCCGGTTGAGATCGCCGGGCAGCTCAACAGCGCGGCTCATCTCGCTTACTTTTCGCACTGCCTCCTGTCGCGGCTTGCAGACAGCCTCCCCCTCGCGCACATAGAGCGCCCGCGCCCTCCC